AGTTGTTGACCTGCTATTTCTGTTCGTCTACGATCATTCTCACGTAAGGCAGTAATGCGATTATCATCACCTCTGTTTATTAGAGCGTAGTTATATTGTAAGGCTGGTACATAGTCGGGACTATCGACTGGTTTAAAATTACCGCCTTGAAATGGTGTTTGTGTCATAGTTCGATCCCTGTGGTTGATTTACAAAAGCAGTGCCTCCAAACTCTCTATATGTATTTGCACCTGCAACACCAGCACTGACTAAACCTGCTAGTAATCCAAGTGTGTTATTTGATGTGACTGGTGGAGGTGGTGCAGCATCAGGTACTGGTTCAAAAGCAACATTGGCAAATAGTTTGTTACGTTCACTTTTTGCTAATCTTCTTATATCTCCAACATTCTTCTTAAATGCTTCTTGAGATCTAGTCATTGCATAAGCTTGTTTACCTGCATACCTTTCAAGTTCAGCTATATCTAAGGTGTTAATACGATCTATAGATCTACCTGTTCTACCTGATGCTGATTGCTGACCATGATTCTTAAGGTATTGAATAAATGCTTTTTCATTATTTTGAATAGCATTTGCAAATGTTCTATTTAAACCTTCCTGTGCTTGTTCATATCCACGTGCAGCAGCAAGGTTATTTTCTACTAAATCTTGTTTGTATTTGTTTTTCTTGGCTCCCCAAATACTTAATGTTTGAGCCCAATTACGCTTTCGTACTTCAACTTGATATTTGTGACTATTAATAGCTGCGCGGTTAGCTTCTTGAGCTTGTTGATATTGACCAAGTACTCCAAGACCTGATGAAACCACACTAGCTATACCTAATACTGTTGCTGGCAGTACCATAATGTATTCTCACGAATTCTATAAAGGATAATTTGTTTGGACCAAACTCAATCTCTCGTAAGAATTTGAATCCAAGGAATTTAAGTAGCTTTAAATGGACTGTATTTCGTTTATCAACGACATTCCACAGCAACTTATCGGGTTGTCTTTCTACATAACGTCTAGCTTCCCTAGCAAACGTTATTGGATACTTAAGGATGGCGGGTGTACATAGCATCCAGATTTGACCTCCAAAGTCTACTCCAGCCATACCGGCAGTCTTGCCGTTAGGCACCGTGAAGTACACACAGGAGGGCTTCTGAACTGCATCTAATAGTGCTTCTGTTGCATCTATCCCGTGACCCTCTTCGACCTCTCTACGGTCTTCTGGACGTAGGTTAGAAGCCACCTCTTTGGCAGCCTCTAACGTTATTGGGTGAATAAATTTAGACACGTTGATAATATCTATTTGAATAGTCTCCTTCCCAGTTCAATGAATATAATGTTGCTGGTGTTGGATGAGTGGATTTAAGAGTAAGTGTTAGATTTGTATTCTTTTCATATACAGGTAATGTAGCTATTTGTTCTTTATCTATACCTGCTGTATTAACTGTATAAGCATCAGCCATAACTGATTCAAATGTCTCATTATAATCTGGTTTACCAATCCGTTTTAAGGTTGTTTTATATACACCTGTAGGACCAAGACTTAACTTAATACGATGGAGAACAAGTGAGCTTTGTACATCAGATGTAAAACGTTCCCCTTCTTGTTGAGTTACATAAAAGTATGGAAACTCTACTTCCATATCAAAGTCATAACCAATGACAATATCTGTAGCTGGTGTTTGGGTTACACCATCTTTATCAACATAAGTTTTCCAATTACCTGGAATTTTTACTTTAACTTTATCGGCGTCAGATGAATCCGCAAATGTAGTTACCTTAGATACAAGACCATTAAACTCCTTATCTGTACTTGTTGATACAGCAACAGCATATAGCTGTCCTGAACCACTAAAATCAGCAGCAGTATGATCAACTTTTGTATAGTCACCATCTTCTACATAGCTAACTTTTGAACCATTAAAAACTTTTGAATTATCTAAATGAACTCTATAAGTAGCATCTTCAACAAGTGTATGAGAGTTATCATCTAACTTAATACTGAACTTCTGCATTGTATATCCAGTGTTCTTAACCACTACATACACTGCATCATCAAGCATAGCTATATGTTGTATAGTTCCACTTAATTCCCATTCAAACCAAGCTTGTTGTACTCTTCGTTCTCCTGTTTGATAATACCTAAAACCATATAACTTATTTGTACCTTTAACTCCGAAAAAGATAGTACCATTCTCTCTTGAGTTAGCAACTAGGTTAATATCTTTAGGGAATAACTTTGATATGTTCTTGCTTTGTTCTAGTACGTTTGGTTCACCTTCACGTAGTACAGCTTGCATCTCAAAGAAACGTGTGTATTTACCTGCATTATCTAAGAACGCTATGGTTGTACCTAGTGAAATTGGATTGGTTTCAAAGTTAAAGTTATAGGAAGATAACGAGTTAATCTTTGCAGTTAATGGACTAAGTACATCACTATCTGTAGTCAACATAAACTGTTGATTCTTAGTGAATAAGACTAAACCAGAGTTAACTTGTAAACCATCATAAACAATAGCTGGATACTCAGAACTACATGATATATCTATGTTATCTGTAGCTGTAAATGTAATAGCTGACTTCGGCCAGAAGTTATAGAAGTCTCCAGGTCTAGACATAATCACATTCTCATCGCTGAGCATGACAAGTCTGTTCCTAAAGAACAACATCTTGTTTATTGTTTTACCTATGAATGAAGGTTCTGGAGCTGTTGTTGTATCACCTACTAAACGTTCATCCCAAGCTACTTGAGAGACTGTAAATGTCCCATCAGCTTGCCTAACAAGTTGTACAGGCATTGTAGCTGGATCTAGTTGAGTCTTAACTCCAGGTTCAGGACACTCTTCCCATACACCATCACCATCTCTATTATTGTTTCCAATAAACTTTACATAATAATCATCTTCATCAGCTTCACTATTAGCTACCTTTACTACATAACCATTCTTACATTGCTTAGGTAATTCAGCTACATCTTTAACTGAATTAGATAAGACGTTTAATAGTTCTCCTACTGGAGTGCTTATATTAAATGTGTTTTGCTCGACACCGTTTTGGATATTAGATGGTCTGGATATATAAATACCATTACCTATTTGTTGAACATTTGCATCTCTCCAGTCATGTCTTGTATTTGGACCTGAATCAGTTGTTCCAATAATTGCTGACCTAATAGAACCAATAATACTTTCAGCAGTAACTGTAGTTTTAGTATCAAATGAAGTAGGATTAGGTCTAATTAATCCAAGGTTAGATTGTACTTTAGATGTACTTATTTCTTCAATTTCAATTTCATATTTAGCATTCTTCATCCAAACATCTACCTTATCACCTACTTGCCAACCTTCTCCACCATATAATAAATCATGTGTAGTTGTATATCTACACCAATATTTTGGAGCATCATCTCCAGCCTGACTTTCAGGTACGGCTTGTCCAGTTGTGATGATTCTTAGGTATAGAAATTTTCTATCCGCAGCAACCCCTGTATTTCCACTTTTAACAATAACACTATATTTTGGTATTGTTTGTCCTGCAAGAGTTCCTACACCATTTATATCATCTGTATCTATTTCTTTATCATGTGATACTTCAAATATTTGTGTATCTACATTAGGACAATAGTTATCTGCTTTGTCACCTAAATCGTCATAAACTCTATTAGTATCACATGGATTATTATATGTACCTCCACTACTATCACTTTGATTAGTCATATTATGAGCTATACCTGGCTCATATCCAATTTGAGGAAACGCTCCTCTATCAGCTGCAGAGAAGTCTGTATTATTATTTAGTGGAGGTAGCCTACAACTATTTTTAGAATCAACTACTCTAGTAACTTTGATACGTGTAGCTGTATTTACTGTAGTAAAATGACTAGCATCACTACCATCTTGATCAAACAAGTTAACTGAATACTGACTAGCATAAGCAACTTTCTTTAACTCTATATATACCTGTGGAGTACCAAGTGGATTAACTGTTGAAGCATTGTCCAACATTGCAGCAGTCTTATTCCTATTTGTTAGGTAGGTGTAATCGTTAAGAGTAAGTGTTTGTATATCTGCATCATCTAAATGTATTAGATAATTACTTTTTGAAGTAACTGCTGTGCTTGTAATAGCATTATCTTTTATACCATCTTCAACTTTAAAATTATTAGCATCAACTATATCAGTAATTTTATAAACAGCATCAGTAGCACCACTAGTAAAATCTAAGTAGACAGTCTCTCCTAATTTATAACCATGAGTACTGATAGTTACGGTTATTACTCCTGATGTATTCCTAGTGTAAGTACCTGTTTTTGTTGTTGTTGTTAAGTTGTTGGTAACAGTCATAGCTTGACCATCACTACATCTCCACATTTTTATTTGACCATCTGATCCTTGGATCTGACCTATGTATTGTTCGTTCTCATCTCTATAGTAATGGAACCACTTACTTGTTGTTGTATAAGCAGATAAAGCATTACCAATTAATCTACCTCCAGGTCTCTTTAATAGACCATGAGTTACATCAGGTAATACATTCTTAGCTGTTCTAACTTGTCCAGGTACTTTTAATTCGTCAGGCTGTTGTGATATACCTCCAACATAATTAGGTATCTGTTGTGTAATACTCGTCATCTTTGCAGTACTGTATATGGTTGATAAGTTCTATAGCTACTCTTATCAGGGAATCCCATATACGAATGATCTCCTTGTAGACACTCATATTCCATACAAGTAGCTCTTGTTAATGCTTCTTGTTGTTGTAGTAGTTGTACAAGTTGTGGGTTACTTACTAATTGAGTTGCTGCTCTAACTGAAGCTCTTGAGATTATGTATCTTTTGAATGCAGGAGGGAGCTCTGTGTAAGGCCAAAGCCAAGTTATATCAAGGTGTACATTATTATCAAATTCATCTTTAGGATCTTCTGCAAGTGTGTCATATAACCTACCGTTCCGTCTGACTAAATTTTTACTTCTATCATTATGATCCCCATGTAAGTCATACCTTAATACGTTAGAAGGGATAGTTATATATTTAGTTGTAGCCTCTGGTTGTTTCTCTACATTATATTCGGTGTTAAATATCCAACCTTCATTCTGTACATCCTTATTGACTTCGGTCAGTATGTTGTATATGAACCCTATCTCTGGATTCTCATAGTTTAGTGTTGTTACTGGTGACTGACCGATAGCTCCCAGTATTGAATTCACTGCGGATAGTTCTGTATCGGTGTCAACTGTTGTGGGAATAGCCATGTGTATATGAATAAAAAAAAAGGGAGACCGAAGCCTCCCATATATAAAACTTAGAATGCAGCGTTACCTGATGAACCAACTGCAGCACCTGCAATAAGCTCAACAGCACAAGCTGGATTGAGGTAGTCAGCACCCATTGCCAAACGACCAAGGATAACGTCACCCTGATAAATCACGGATACGTCACCACTTGTTACTTGAACCTGTGGACCGATTGCTTCAACACAACCTGCAGCTTCTTTCTGGAATATCAAACCACAAGAGTTAGCGAATTCTGTTTCTTCACCATACTCGTTATGTATTCCAGTTACGTCATTAGCAGCGTCTTCTACAGCAGCTTCTACGAAAGAACCTACATTACCAGGAGAAGTTACTCCAGGGTTTGTAGCTGATGCAGTACCATACTTAGTACCATACTTACTCATGAACGGAATGTTCATTGACTTGTAGATCTTGATACCAGCTATCTCAATGATGCCGTTACCAGACTGTAAAGCAGTACCTTGTACGTCTCTGTTTACAAGACCATTAGATCCTACAGCTTGGATAAGCTCGTAGTACTGTCTTGGGTTAAGTACACCTACACGACCATCAGAGCTAACACCCTTCTCGTCTAGTGCAGCTGCAGCGTCATAGAACGCATTGATTAGAGAAGCAGCAACATAAGCATCAGATCCTTGGTTGTTAGTACCAACACGAATCTGCGTACCACCTGGCTCAACATAGTTAGCCTTAGTGATAGGTGATGCAGCTCTAGCTCCACGTGTGATAGCTCTAAAGATTAGACGGTCATACTTCTCTGCAAGTGCGTAACCGATCTTCTTAGAGATCTCTCCACGTAACTCATAATGAGCAAGTGTTTCGTCTAACTCATAAACGAAAGCTGAACTAATAAGTAGATCATCAACAGTTATAGTTTTTTCTGCTATTGGTGGTGCACCGTCGGAGTTACCGAGGATGCTTTGACCAGGTACATGGTACTCAGCTGTTGTTCTACCTGTATAAATAAACTGAAGAGACTTACCGTTCTTTAGGGTTCTCTTCATAATTAGATCCCTAGCAATTGTATTGTTTTGGAATCCTTTGAACATCTCACCTGAGAATAATTTCAGGTAAAGACCTCTTTTATCGCCTGCACCGTTAGCTTGACCCAGTTGGGTAAGATCGGCTAAAGGCTCATTACTATTCTGATGTGCCATTTATCTATATTTTAAAATGTATTGAAGGTATAAATCATCATCGTGCACAATTTTAATTCGAAGTTTTGTGGTCTATCCCACCGTCATGACGGCTAATAGGTATCCTGCGTACAGGGCTAAAAGCCAAATTAGTCAGAGATCCGACACTGAGGTGTCTCTGACCTGTGGTATTGAAGATGTGATCCTTCAACATAAATAAAAAAGGATAGTAATCCGAAGACTACTATCCATAATTCATTAATCTTTTTCACTAGGTTTAGTTTCTTCTTTATGCTCCTCTGGCTTATTGTGATGCGCTTCTGTCTGAGGACTTAACGACGTTACATAAGCTGGATTACCTTTTGATTGATGAGACATTAGAAACTATACTTAGCTCCTAGTTTTGTTCCAAATGTATTGTCTGCATCTTCTACTTGCGCGAAAGAAACTTCGCCATAAAGATTAAGCTTTTCCGTAGCAGAAATGGAGACGCCTGTTTTTCCAGAGAAATTAGACTCAGCATCAACGCCATCTGCAGCGTTGATAGTTTTACCACCCTGAAGGTAGTAGGCTAAAGAGCCTAGATTGTTTTCATAACCTACGTGTAGGTCTGTAGCTCTGGATGTGTAATCAGAACCAGTGTAGTTAGAATTAGATTCTACGTTTACATATGGACCAGCCATTGCAGGTGTAGAAGCAAGAGTGGTTGCTAGGACAAGTGCAAGTTTTTTCATTGATTAAATAGTTTTTGATTTTGTGTAAGCGATGCCGCGATACTTGTAAGTAACTTTGATAGTCATTGGATAACCCCAAGTACCTAAGCCCCGTTCCATGCTTAGGCTTCATGCGTCCCGAAGGATGAACGGAAGTATCGTTAGGCTATTGGTGCGACTTCTTTAGCCGCTAAGTCAAGCGGAAAATTATGAGCATTCCTTTCGTGCATTACTTCCATACCTAAGTCAGCCCTGTTAAGAACGTCAGCCCAAGTTGGAATAACTCTGCCATTGGTCGCTGTGACGGATTGATTAAAATTGAATCCGTTGAGGTTAAATGCCATCGTAGAGATTCCCATGGAGGTAAGCCAGATACAAACCACTGGCCAAGTAGCAAGGAAGAAGTGAAGACTGCGACTATTATTGAAAGAAGCATATTGGAATATAAGTCTCCCGAAGTAGCCATGCGCGGCTACGATGTTATAGGTCTCATCCTCTTGTCCAAACTTGTAACCATAGTTCTGAGATACAAGTCCAGTCGTTTCTCTAACAAGTGAGGAAGTAACAAGACTTCCATGCATAGCAGCGAATAAAGCTCCACCGAATACCCCTGCAACACCGAGCATATGGAACGGATG